AAGGACGGTCGCGTCCCGGGCGAGCGTCGCAGCGCGCTCGAGGAGTGGATCACCAGGCTCACCGGGCTGCTGCCGGTGGCGAAGGCGGATCCGCTCGAGGACGAGTACTACCGCAGCAAGTTGGCGACCCGGGAGCGGCTGCTCGGCCGGGTGGCTTGACGCGCGGCGGGTGATTGTTTTATGATGTCGGCGTAGACACATAAGTCTGGCGGCCGTTCCGGCCCGTCGGCTCCGGTGCACCCGCGGCAACGCGGCCCGCATCCACCCCGACACCCGAAACGTGGCGCACGAAGGACGACCCATCGTCGTCCAGAGTGTTCCCGATTCGGGTGTCGTTTGTTTCCCACCCATCGATCCGCTGCCAGCCCATCACGAACCGTGAACGGGAGCGATCGATGCAAACCTCAAAGGAACTGCGCCAGGAGCTGGGCGAGCTGGTCACACGCCAGCGCGCCATCCTGGACAAGGCGCGCGAGGAGAAGCGGGCGCGCACCGGCGAAGAAGACGCCGAGATCAAGAAGCTCGACGCCCGGATGGACGAGCTCGAGCGCGAGATCCCGATGGCCGAGAAGCTGGAAGGTCGCGAGGCGGTCCTCGCGGCGCCGGCCAAGGCTCCGGTCCTGCGGCCGAGCATCGGCGGCGGCGATCCCGAGTCCGAACAGCGGAAACTCGAAGAGGACTTCCGCGTCCGCTTCGGCAAGCGCGGGTTCTACGTCGCGCGCCACATGCCGAAGAACCCCCTGGCCGCCCCGACGTACACCCGGGCCTTCGTGCGCTACCTCACGGCACCCAAGGACACGGGTACGGGCGTGCTCAGTCCCGAAGAGCAGCGCGCCCTGTCGGCCGGCGTCGCGGCCGAGGGCGGCTATACCGTGCCCGCCGAGGAGTTCCTGCTCGAGCTCCTGAAGACCGTCGACGACCAGACGCCGCTGCGCAGTTTGGCGCGGCCGTTCATGGTCGCCACCGCGGCGAGCCTCGGCGTCCCGACGTTGTCGGCGGATCCGGCCGATCCGGACTGGACGACGGAGATCGCGACCGGGTCCGAAGACGGCACGATGGGGTTCGGCAAGCGCGAGCTCCGGCCCAACCCGCTGGCCAAGCGGATCAAGGTCTCGGACAAGCTGCTCCGGGCCTCCCCGCTCGGCATCGAGGGCATCGTCCGCGAGCGCCTGGCCTACAAGGTGGCGATCGCGCACGCCAAGGCGTTCAACACGGGCGACGGCGTCAACAAGCCGCTCGGCATCTACACGCCCGACGCGAACGGCATCTCGACGGCGCGCGACCAGGACGTGTCGACGACGAACGAGATCGATCCCGACAAGCTCATCGCGGCCCGCTACGCGCTCCGGCCCGGCTACTGGCCGAACGCGCGCTGGCACCTGCACCGCAACTTCCTGGCCCGGATCCGGAAGCTCAAGACGGGGACGAGCCCGAACCAGTACCTCTGGCAGCCGGGCCTCACCGTCGGCGCGCCGAACGTGCTGCTCGACTTCCCCTACACGGTGGACGAGTACGCGCCCTCGGCGCAGTCCGGGGCCGGCATCTACATCGCCGTGCTCGGCGATTTCTCCTACTACTGGATCGTCGACGCGATGGGCGTCGCGCTCCGGCGTCTCGACGAGCTGTACGCCGAGACCAACCAGGTGGGCTTCATCATCCGCATGGAGACGGATGCCCAGCCGGTGCTCGAGGACGCCTTCATCCGGTGCAAGGGCACGCTGACCTGATCGTGGTGGTGGTGGGGGCCGTCCACTTCCGGGCGGCTCCCCCCGTCGCCAACCGTCTTGGAGGAGTTCGAACCATGAAGCGCATGTTCCTGAGTCTCGCCGCGATCTGCCTGCTCACGGCAGCCTTCGTGCAGAACCCGGACCCCGCGTCCGGCATCTTCCCCTCCGGTTCGGTCGTCGCCGGCATCGGGATCAACTCGGCGCGCACCGGGGCCGCGGTCGATCGCGCGGGTTTCGCGGGCGCGATGGTGCTGGTTGCCCAGGGCCACGTCACCAACGGCGCCGGCGCGATCGTGTATTGGGTGCTGCAGGACTCGAGCGTCACTCCCGCGCAGGCCTGGACGTCGCGCGACTCGGTCCAGGCGGACACCGTCGACAACAAAGGCTTCAAGTTCAGTTATCGCCTCACCAGCCGTTACCTGCGGGTCATTCAGCGGGCGACCTCGTCTGGCAACGACACCACGATCAGTGCCGGCATGGTGCTGCTGACGAACAAGCGGACGAGGTAGCGGTGCGCGTCCGGCTCTGGCAGTTCTGGCCGCTCGACGGCCGGCTGCTCGAGCCGGGCGAGGAAGTCGATCTGCCCGCGGTGGATGGCGTGCAGATCTGTTCGAGTGGCGCGGGCGAGCCGGTGCGCGAGATCGATGTCGAGGTCGCCGTGGCGCTGGCCCCGGAACGGGGCATCACGCGGCGCGCGCGGCGCCGGAAAGGCCGGACCGAACGGTGACGACGCAGACGGTGGAGTACACCGAGCGGCTGGTCACCCCGCCGGCGATCGAGCCGGTGGCGCTCGTCGACGCGAAAGAGTGGTGCCGCGTCACCGGCGCCGATGATGACGACCTGGTCGAGACTTTGGTGGCGGCGGCGCGCAAGCACGTCGAGGCGCTCACCGGCCGGGCGCTGATCACGCAGACGTGGGACACCTTCCTGGACGCCTTCCCGTGCGAGATCCGCCTCCGGCCGCGCGTGCAGAGCGTCACCACCGTCAAGTACACCGACACGAACGGCGTGCAGCAGACCCTCGCCAGCAGCGAGTACACGGTCGATGCGAAGTCCGAGCCGGGCTACATCGTGCCGGCTTACGGGAAGGTGTGGCCATCGACGCGGTGCGTGCCGAATGCGGTCGAGGTGCGGCACGTCTGCGGGTACGGGAGCGACGTCGAGAGCATCGCCCAAGAGGCCGAGGATCTGCTGTCCGCGATCAAGATCCTGGTGTCGACGCTCGACAAGAATCGCGAGAGCGTCATCACCGGTACGATCGTGGCGCAGTTGCCCATGAGCTTCCGGCAGCTGATCTCAGGATACCGGGTCTGACGTGACCCTGCGAGCTGGCGAGACCGACCGTCGCGTCACCATCCAGCGCGACACCGGGGTGACTCGGGATACCGACGGGGCGCCGATCGATGGCTGGGTCACCTACCTGGCATGGTGGGCGAAGAAGCAGTTCCTCGGCGGGCATGAAGGGGAGACGGGCGAAGGCCGCAGCGCGACGGCTACGGTGCAATGGTCCGGCCGGTACAGCGCCGACGTGGCCGCCGTGAGTCCGACGAAGTTCCGGATCAATGACGGCGGGGTGCTCTACGACATCCTCTCCGTCGACGACAGCAACAAGCGTCAGGGCGAGCTGGTCCTGATCACGACGCAACGGGGGGCCTGAGCATGCAGTTCAAGTGGAGCGGTGGGCGGACCTTGGCGCGGGCGCTGCGGCAGCTGCCCGCGATGGTCGCCGCTGATACGCTCCAGGCCGCCGTCCTCGCCGGCGCGGCCATCGTGCGCCGCGAAGCGTCCCGCCGCGCCCCACGCCCCAGCGTCCGCCGGCGGCCGCGCACCATGCGTCTTGCCTTGACGATGAAGGTCGAGGTGACCGAGAAGGATCGGGCTCACGTGCAGGTCGCCGTGGTCACACGCAGTCCCTATGCGCACCTGGTCGAGTATGGGCACAACATCATCGGGCGCGGGCTTGGGCGCAAAGCCTTGCGTCAACAGGTCAAGGTGAAGCGCGCGGTCGGCGTGCGATGGAAGATGCGTCGTCGCACCAAGAAGGACGGCACCGTCGTGACCCGCACTGTCCTGAAGACGAAGACGCGGACGTCGGCGCCACGGGAGTATCTCCGCGCCCTGCGAGCCAACCTCCTCCACGATCGCCAGGCCGCGGGTCCGAAAGGCCGTGCCGCCGCGCGACCGTTCCTCCGGCCCGCCTTCGACGAGACGAAGGAACAGGTCGTGCAGCGGATGGCTGAGGTCGCCGGCAAGGGCATCGAGGAGCACTGGCGGCGAATCCTCGAGCAGAAGCAGGCCGAGGTGGGGGCGTGAGTCTCGCTGAGGCGATCTACCAGCGCGCCGTGGCGCAAGGCGTGGGCGGGTTGATCGGGACGCCGCCGCGGATCTACCCGGTGGATGAGGTGCCCCAGGACGTGGCCGACGATTACGTCCAGTTCCTGATCGTCGATGGCCCGCGCGTGCACGTCATGAGCCGCGATTCGCTAGCCCAGCCCCGTGTGCAGTTCGAGTGCTTCAGCGCGACCCGGAAAGCGGCCTGGGCGATCGCCGAGGCAATCAAGGGGTGTTATGGCCGTCAGACATTTTCGGCGGGCGGGACGGCGGTGACGGCCAGCGTTGTCATGGACGAGGGACACGACATCGAGAAGGATGAAGAGACCCAGCGCCCCGGCGTGAGTGTGGATCTGGAGTTCACCTATGGCCTCGTCTGACCCGCCCCGGGACGAGCTGCAGGTCTTGGTCGCGCAGCTGCTCGCCTGCCGCGCGCAGATCGATGCCACGCTCGCCTATGTCGCCGGCATCGAGCTCGGGCCGAGTGCTGACGTCTGCAGTCACCCGGTCGACCAGCGGAAGATCCTGCCTGGGACGATGGGCGGACCGGTGACGTTCGAGTGTGGCGTGTGCAATGCGGTAGTGACGGAACCTAGCGCGGCCCCGGCCGCAGGAGCGTAGCATGGCGCATTTTGCATTCATCGACGGGGTCGCCACGATCAACTCCGTCGCCCTGTCCGCCCACTGCCGCAGCGTCGACGTCACGCTTGGCTTGCGGATGGTCGAGGATGGCCCGTGCATGGGGCAGACCGACATCAAGAGTCTGCCGGCACTGCGCGAGACCGGGCCGATCCGCCTGGTGTTCAAGAACGACTTCGCGGCGGCCCAGGTCTATGCGACGCTCTTCCCGCTCTGGCAGAACAAGACGGCGTTTACCTACGACGTGAAGCCGACGTCGGGGGCCGACTCCGCGACCAACCCGCGCCTGAACGGCACCGGCTATCTGTCGAAGTTCACGCCCCTGAAGGGCGGCTTCGGCGACGTGCCGGAGGTCGAGGTCGAGATCACGCCGGGCGGCTCGCAGCCTGACCTCCAGGCGGACGTCACGTGAGCGCCGTGAACGAGGGCCTGCGCAAGGCCATCCTGACGCCGCGGCCGCTCCCCTTCGAGGACGTCGTGGTCCCCGCGTGGGACGGCCAGACGGTACGCGTCCAGGGGCTCACCGCGGCCGAGCAGGACGATTTCGAAGGCTCGACCGTACAGGTGAACGACGGGGTGGTGCGGGCGAATCGCGACAACTTCACCGCCCGCCTCCTGGTCCGCTGTCTCCGGGATCCCGCGACGGGCGACCGGCTCTTCACCGACGACGAGGCAGCCCTGCTCGGGCACCAGTCCCAGGTGACGCTGGCCCCGCTCTTCCGCATCGCGGTGCGACTCAACGGGATGGACGCCAAGCGCGCCGTGGAGGCAGCCCAGGGAAACTGATGGCGCGGCCGGGCCGGCTCTTTTTGTTCCGGCTCTGCCGCGACCTTGGCCTCGCTGATCCGGACGCCCTCGGGGCATCGATGTCCGCCCAGCTCCGCACGGAATGGCGTGCGTTCTACGAGCTCGAGGCCGAGGCTTCTGACCGGGCCATCCACGGGGCGCAAGGGGACCGATGACCGTAGCGGCACGCCTACTCGCCATCCTCGAAGCCGAGACCGCGCAATTCGACGCACGGTTCACGGCCTCCGCGACCGTCATCGACAAGATGACGAAGTCGCAGGCGCTTGCGCACCGCGCGACGGGCCAACTCCGTAGCGTCATCCAGGATCTCGCCAACCAGGCGGCCGGCACGACCGGGCCGCTCGGTCGCTTCCTCTCTCCCGTCGTCACCCTTGCCGGCGGGGCCGGGGCGCTCGGCGCCGCGGCCGCGGTGGG